CCCAAATAGCGGCGAGTCCGACGTATGCAGCGGCAAGCGCCGGAATAACGACGAGGGTTATCCATTTAAGGACATCATATAGCTTGTTCGGCAGTTTCATTTTGTTTTCTCCTTTCTGTCAAATGAATCCGTTTTCGCGTTTGCATTTATCGTAGATTTCTTCGATAAATCGGATAGAGTGCGACGCTTTTTCGTTTTTGAATTTCGGGTGTTCGTCGCAATACTGGCGATAGAAAGTAATATCCTCCAGGATATTATCAAAGTGTTCCTCCGAATGCCGTACGCCTCGGCGGCATTCGTCCGCAAAGTCAATGATGCGGCGGCGCGCCTGTTTCGCGTCCGCTTCCGCATCGGTCGCAATGTGTTCGTTTAACGTCTTTTTCACGGACGTAACCTCCGCGCTGATAGCGTCTAACTTATCGGCGCTTCGGTCTTCCTTTTGCCATTTTCGCTGCAAACACAGCGCGAGGATCGACGCGGCTGCCGAAATGAGCGCCGCGCCACACGCTACAATAATTGCCGTCATACCTTTTTCATACCTTGCAGATAATCTCCGTGTACTTTGCGTTCGCGGAAATATACCCCCTTTCTCCGTTAAATTCGACGTCGTACCAATACGGATCGGTGTCCGCTTGACCGAAGCAGGGAAGCTCGTCCCCTGGCTTGTCGATTCCGTGTTCTCGGTAATACCGAGCGTTGTGTGCGGTGCCGATCCTGTCGTATTTGGTTCCGTTACCTTTCCGCACGTTGACGGAACCGCCGACCACCTTCACAAAGCGGTGAGTGGATGGCTCGGGCGTCGGTTCCGGTTCCGGTGCGGGTTCCGGCTCGTCGAAACTGAAACAGCGCGGTTTCCCGACGACGTGCCAAAATGAGGCGCGGAATTTTTCTTTGCAAACGCCATACGACCGGCCCTTTGCGTGAATGACCTCGGTGTCCGTTACCATGTAGCCGATGTGTACCGCCTTTCCCTTGTCGTCAAGACGGAACACCCAATAGCCGCGCGCGGGCGCGTCCGCAGCGTCGCAAAGACCGCGCAGCCCGTTTGCGGTCGTGTCCGAGGATATGATCTTTTTGAGGTTGTAAAGGAAATACGCGCCAAGCCCCGAGCAGTCATACGCATAGAGGACAGTCGCACCGGCGTCGAATTTCTTTTTGCAATACGCGATTGCGTTCTTTCGGTTCGTCGTGTCGGATTCTTTATCCGTGATAACCGAGACATAATTAGAGGGCGTCAGCTTTGTATGCTGCCCGCCCCACAAATACGGTTGTCCGATCTGTTCGACAAGATAGTCGATAAACTCGGCGAGATCCCCGATCTTCAAGATTTTAGCCATTGCATACCTCCATTGCGCGAAGATCCAACTCGTCGGCGAGCCGCTTTATCAGTTCGACGATTTCCGGCACCGTCAGACGCGCGATTTCTTCATCATGCAGCATACGGTTCCCCCGTGATCTCCTCGTACTGTTCCGGCGTGAGCCGTCCCCTCGCGGTGAGGTTTCGAATCATTTCTTTGTTCCACTTTTCGGGGTAGTATGCTTTTGCCATTTCAAAAATGCTCATTCTGCGACGTCCTCCATTTCTTCGGTGTCGAACACTTCGGGGTAATCCATAGCGGCGATATAGTCCAAAATCGCCTGTTGGTTCGCGGCGTTGGCTTCCGCGTTTTCGAGCGCTGCCTTTTCGCGCAAGTCCATTTTGTTACGTTCAAAAATCGGGTGGTTCATTTTCTTCCCTCCATAGGTTGATGTAGTATTGATCCATCCGGCACAGCAGCCGGAACGTATTGCCCTTCCCCGCGTGGTTTCTCCATGCGGAATAGGAATCGTCCACTTTTTCGCGCGGGATCTCGCCACGCTTTGATTTTGCAACGAGCCGACGCAGCTTCTTTCGTTCCCGCTTTACGTTGTCGGGGCGAATGAGGAGCAGAACCTTTCCGGCGTCCGTCAAGAAATACCGAAAGCCGAGAAAGTCGATGCCCTCGGAAAGCGGGTATATGCGCGTTTTCTTTTCGTTCAGCTCAAAGTGTAGGACCGCAAGGTATTCGCGTATGCGGTTCACGCATTCCGCAAGGTATTCCGCGTCCTCGCTGATGATAAGAAAATCGTCCATATACCGGATATAAAGCCGCGCGTGAAGCTGCTCCTTTACGAAATGGTCGAACCGATCCAGGACGGATATACCGGCAATCTGTATAAGCTGGCTGCCTGGGTTGTAGCCCTTGTCGCCCTCGTACTGTTCGCGCAAGATTCGCACGACCATTTCGTAGACGGTCGGCGGCAATTTCTCGCGGAAAAGCTGCTCGGTCATGGCGTGATCCATGTTCGGATAATACCCGTGTATATCGAATTGCGCGACATATCCGACGTTGCCGTGCTTCCGGTAATACCTTCTCAAAAACTCTTTGAGACGGTTCCTTGCGGCGTCCGTGCCTTTGCCCTTTTGACAGGCGTAATTATCGTATATAAACGATCTGCTCATAAGAGGATAAACGGCGTTGTCGTTCAAACTGCGCTGATATACGCGGTCGCGGAATGTGATGCTTGCAATTTCGCGCGGTTTCGGCGAAGAAATGGTAAACTTTACCGTAGGTCTTGCCTTGTATGTGCCGTTCCGCAATTCTGCGGATAGCTTCATGGTTCGCTCGATGCCGTTCAAATAAAACGACGCCGTGCTGTCCTTCCACAATACGCCCTTGCGGCACTTGTTCATAGATTCGTATAGCTGCTCAAAACCGATAACTGAATCAATGTTGAAATAATCCATGTGTATAGTCCATCTGGCGGCGGTGCCGTCATGCACATCGTGGATTTATTGTTCTGCCTTTCGGCATGGGATTCGACTCCTTGCGTCAAGTTTCGGCGGTCCTCCGCGTTATGCGCGGGGCTGTTATTCGCCGAATGTAACACAATCCGGAGCGCACCGATTCACGTTCGTCGCGTTGTTGTTGTTGGCGTTGCCCGACGTGTTGACGTTCCATGTGTTGTAGGCGTTGGCACGGTTCGCGGAGCGCAGTCGGCAGTTCTGAGCTTACAGTCTACACCCAATCGTTATTTTTTAAATTTGTCGGAATACCTTTTGCGGTCGGACTCCCGCCATGCGCGGATAAGGTTTCGCGTTTCTATCGCTTTCCCGCTCCAGTAAACGACGCGCTTTGTCGGAAGGTGAAAAACACGGTGCGCGACCTCGATCATGCTCAAAAGGATATTGCACGCGACAGCCGCCCGTTCTTGAAATCCGAGCCGTTCTGCAAGGTCTTCGGGACTATTCACAAGTACGTTGTTCGCGCTCCACGCGAGCGTGTGAATGTCAAGCGCGACCGATACGATCTTATCGGTGAGCGCCGCTTGAAACTGCTCCGAAAAGTTCTTTTTGTTGGTCGTAATCTGCACCGTATAGCAAGCGAGGTCGTGCGCTTTTACGCACGCTTCGAGTTTTCCATTTGTCCGCGCATTTTCCGGTACTGACATTTTGTTTTCTCCTGTTCGTCGCGGTACTCCCTCCCCGCGTGGTGGGGAGGGATGATAGATTAGCAAATGACGCAAGCCGGAGCGCACCGAGCCACGTTCGCCGCGGAGCTGTTGCTGGCGGTGCCCGACGTGCCGACGAACCATGTGTAGCAGGCGTAGGCACGGGTCGCGGAGCGCAGGCGGCAGTACTGAGCTGACGTGCGCGCGTTGTACGCATAGCGGATATGATATGCGTTCGTGCCGCCGTTGCCTTGCGCTTGCGGGGACGAAAGACCGAGGCGGCGTTTCCAATACTCCCAGTATTCGCCTTCGACGTCGGACGCTTGCGGCACGATATACTCCTGTTCAAGCGACGCAGGGAAGAACGTGTCGAACGTGTCCTCGTATGTTCCGATCTCGCTGTCCGAAAGCGTGTTGAGCGCAGTTCTGACTTTGACGGGCTTTATGATGTTCAAAAATGCGTCATCAAAGCCCGCCATAAACCCGCGAAGCGTGGAAAGCTGCTCCGGAGCGCGGTCATACGGATTTTGAGCGGTCCACCACGCGCCCGCCGCCGCCGAGCTGTTCAATCGCTGACGCAGCCCGCTTTGCGCCCAACGGTTATACCCATAGGAGCAGCGCTGCATATTGTTCATGCCGGACGTGCCGTATTTCGTCGCGCTTGCAAGCGTTCCGAGGGACGTGCCGGTCGCGCCTTCGGTGAGCGTCAGTTTTTCGGTCGGCGTCGTAGCGGTCGCCGATGCGAACACCCAAACACGCCACAGATTCGGCGCTTTGTCGGAAAATCCGGTCGTCGTGGATTCCAAGCCGAGAAGGAGCTGCCCGCCGACGGGAACGTCTTGCGTCAAAGTAAACTGATACGTCTTGTTTGCGACGATCTGCCCCCACGCATTCCCCATCGTGATATTGTACGTCCCTGCCGCGAGCGCGGAACCGGTCACAACATAGAACGCCTCGGCTGCGTCGAATTGACACGCCTCCATTGCGTAGTGCGACTGAATGAACATACCAGGCACCGTCTCGCCGTCTTGCAGTGTCACGTCCGCAAAGTGAACGATGTCGAACGGCAAAACGTAGCTGTTTGTCCCGTCGTTGTAGTTCAAAAAGATTTGATCCCCGAACGTGAAGACCTTGTCGGCTTCGCCGCTTCGGACGATCTCGTGGATCTCGTTCAGCGTGACGATGGGCGTCGCTTCTCCGGCAGCGGAAAGAAGCTGCGTCAAGAGGAGGTTCTGACGCGCGATCCCCTCGACGATAAGGTGTCCTGTTTCGTCCAAGAGCGGCGGTTTGGTAATCATGCTCATATTGCTTTATATCCTTTCTTTTTATTCGGAATATGTGACGCACAGCATACCGTCCACGACGGAAAGCCCGAGCGCGTCGAATGCGTCAACCTTTCCTTTGAGCGCGGCGTCCAGCTTCGCATAGGAAACCGCGCCGTCCGCAAGCGTCGTCGTCCATTCGGGATGCGCCGCGAGGATTTCGTCGACGTATGCGTGGATCTGCGCCGCTAAATAGACGAACGTCTGCTCCGTGGCGTCAATATCCAACGGGCAAGCCGCCGATTCCACAAAGAGCGGAAGTTTGACCGAGGATATGATGTTGGCACCGTCGGCGATATACAGTTCGACGTTTGCCTTTCCGGCAGAAAGGAACGCGGACGGGTGAATCGTGAACGTGACGACGTTCGCGCTGTTCGATACCGCGTTCGCCGTTGAAACGACGATCTGCGCGCCATTGGTCGGCGTTCCCGTGACCGTGATCCCGTAATCGTCGAGGTCGACCGTCGTGCTGTTCCGTTTCCACACGGTACCGTTATAGGTGAACGTCGCGGACGAAAGCCCCGTAGAACCCCATTTATCGAGGTTCATGCGAACGGTCAAGCCGAGCGACGCGACAGCGGAAACGATTTGATCGTACAAAAAGAACACGCCGCTCGCTGTGCGGACGCCGATCATAAAGACCGGATTTGACGGCATTATAAAAGCCGCTTCGCCGTCGAGGACGGTCAATTCGACCGCGCGCGTGTTCGCGTCGTACTGCTTCGCGTAGATCGGCACAAGTACGTCATTCCGCTGCAAGTCGACCGTGATTTGTCTTATGCTTTGCATAGTTCCTCCTTATGACAAAAGATTAAGAAGCGCGATAAGCTGTGCCTCTGTGAGAAGCGTATCGCCGAGCATGATCCCGTCGTGGAAAACGATCCGCTTGTATTCGTGATCCTTGCCGTCGTCTGGGTTCGTTTCATGCAAGGAGATCGTTCTGGTGGTCGGCGAAATATCGAAGATTCGGTTTCCGGTCGCCGCGACGGTCGTCGTTGCCGATACCGTCGTGAAGTAGTCGATGAGTTCAACCTTGACCGTGTACGTCGTGTTCGTGTCTGTGTTCTCAATCGTGTACGTTATGTTCGATCCGCTATAATCGGACAACGTGATCGTATCGACGAGCGTGTACGCATAATCCGACGCAGCCGCCGGTTTGGTGTAGATTTTGAGGGTTTTGTCGTTATGGTTCGAGCATGGCGAAATAGCAAACGTGTACTTTAGCGCGATAATCGACGGCGTTCCGGAAACGCGCTGTGCCTTTTCCGATATGGTCGGCGTGGAATACTGCAGTACCGTATATGTTCCGGTGTATGTTGTCGTTCTGCCGCGCGTGTCCGTGATCGTCATGGTATAGGACAGCGTGCCATATCCCGATATGACGTTCGTTGTCGCGGCGTTCGCCGTCAGCGTTTGCCCGTTTATCGCAATCGAAACCGAGGCGACCGTGGCGCCGTATGCGTTCGACGTGTCAAACGTGCCGGTTACTTTGATTTTCGACTTTCCCTGCACGAACGCCGAGAATTTCGCGGCGATACCGGAAACCGTTTCCGCAAGTGCGACGCTCGATATTCCGACCTTGACCGTGTCCGGTATCGAAAGCGTGACGTCGACGGTCTTTGTCCCGATCAGCGTCGAGCCGTTGAATGTCTTGCAAGTGATCGTACACGTCCCGCCCGTCGCGCTCGGAAATTGCGAAGCAAGCGAAAGCGGCGGCGTCCACGAATAGGACGTATCGACCGCCTCCGCAATCGTTCCGGTCTCGTTGCCGTACTTGTATTCGAGTTTGTGCTTGTACGCGGAATTGTACCGCGTAATGCTGATAGAAAGCGCGGAACCGAGCGTCCCGTTTCCGGCAGAAACGTCCGAAGACGCGAGCTTCCAAACAGCGTAAAGCGTCGTCGTTGTGTAGAGCGCGTAGGTCGTTCCGGGAAGATACGTCGCTTCCATTGCGTTTGGCGATGTCGACCAACCAAGAAAAATATAGCCGGATCTCGTCGGCGTTTCCGACCGGAGCGTTACATTATATCCGGCCCAATGCGACTGCGTACTCGGTGCGTTGCTGCCGCCGTTCGCGTTATAATAAACGTAGGCGGTGTTATGCGCCCATACCGCGTACAAATTGATCGTATAGGTTTCGTCTTCGTCCTCGAAAATGTGCGCGACACTGTTTCCAGGTTGTGTCCATACGCTTCCGGAAGGTGTTAACGCCCACCCTTGAAAAGTATAATGTGTTCGAGTCGGAGACGCGCTGCTCAGCCGCACGGATCGCGCATAGTTTTGCGTGTTTATGTCATAAATACCGCTCTCGACCTGTGAAGACGGAACGCCGGACACATTCGTTCCGTTTCCGAAATAGTTAACTATGAATTTCCAACTTTTATGATCTGGTATAACCGCCGGCATATCTTACCTCATTTCACGTCAAGAACAAGATGTCGGTTCGTTTCGACATGCAAGCTCCACGGATCGATGTCGAGCGCGTCGTCTGCGACAAACCGTTTTGCGTGCGCTTTTTCGGAATCGAAAGAAGCGTAGGCGTTCGACAAGTCCGTCGTGTCGTCCTGCCCCGAAAAGAAATAAATAACGCGGTTCACGAGTTTCAGCTTGATTTCGTTGTCGTCCTCAATTCCGATAACGAGCGCCGGTTCTGAAGGAATGAACCGCATATAGGTCTTGCGCGTCGCGTTGTCTTGCGAAACGGCGTCAGTTAGATTCGTGATATTCGTTTCGTTATTGTAGATCGCCGTCCATATAACGCCGTCTGGGCTGATAATCTCGGACACCGTGACGCCGAGCGCGGCGGCGGTTTGCTGGATCGCCTCGACCGTCTGTTGTATCAGCGTATAGTTCGTCGTGCTCGTTTGGATCAGCGACCGGAGTTCCGCAGCCGTTACCTCCCATTCGCGCCGCATACCGGATATTTCGTCGTTGACAGCGCCGAGGGCTTCGAGCGCGGCGTTTCGCGCTTGCACCTCGGCAGCGGTCGCCTGTGCGGTCGTCATTGAATACACGTCCGGCGCGACCGACGCGAGTGTGACCTTGCTTTGCTTCGGTTCTTCCGGATATTCGTCATATTCGACGATGCTATGCACGACGCGCAAGTTTCGGTCGGTGTCGATCAGCGTCAATTTGCGGTGTACGACAAACTCCAAAAAGGCGTAATCATTCGACCGTTTTGCAAGGTCGTCGACGTCGCATTCGTAGGATTGCACGGGCCGCGACATTGTGAGCAGCTTTGCGAGCGCGTCTTCGTAAAGGTTCTCCGCTACCTCGTAGCGTTCGTCTTTCCAAAACGCGGTGATAACCTTATCGGAATAGGTGTAGTCCTCGACGTAGTCTTTGCCGTACACGACGCCGTCGATAATGGCGGTTCGCGGTGTGAGACCGTTCGCGCCTACGGCATAAAGGCGCGTCGCGAAGTTTACGGTTTCGCCTTTGTACGTCAATCTGCGGAGGTTCAATTCCGTTGTGAGATATTCGCCCGAAACGGCAATCGACGCCGGATTTATGACCGTCAGCGTTCTCGCGCGGGTGTTCCATCTGTACCATACGCCGAAGACCGTCGCAGCGTGTGTCAAAATATCGAAGTCATTTCCGTAATCAATGTCGACCGTTCGCCGGATCGTTATTGCGTCAGCGCCGATGATCGTCCAATTCGGAAGGATCGCGGACAAAATATCGGACAGATGAACGGAGCCGGACGAATAGTTCCAATATACGGAAATCCGCAGCTCGTCAAGGTTCAGCGCGCAGCCGATTTGGTCGTCGGAAATCTTTTTGACAAGCCACAAACCGGCGTCTGTCTGTATTTCGGCTTCCTCGATGATATGCGGATATTGCGGATCGTTCGTAGCAACCGAGAAGAACAGCTCGTCGTTTCCGTCCTGTTTGTGGACGATATGAAACGAGGAATAGTTCGCAATCGGTTCAAACGCCCCGTCGTGCTTTACTGCAATCATTTCGGCACCTCACATATACAACGGGTAATATTCCACCTTGACCGTCAAACCCGCCGTAAAAACGATTTCAGCGCGTCCAGGCGTGAGCTTCGGGAACGTCGTCAAGTCGGTGTTGCCGAATACATTGCTGCCGTTTTGCGTAACCTTGCGGGAAAGTCCGTCAATGACGACCGTTCCGGTGAGACCGGTGATCGTAATACCGGCGACCGTAACCGTTCCGGAAATACCGGACACGGTCAGCCGCGCCGGTGCCGGTCTGTTCCCTTCGACCACGAAAGAACCGGACGCGGTGAGCGTTCTTTGTTCGAGCCGCCCGTGCCGGACGCCGTCAAATTCAAACGTGGCGGTCGAGATCCACGGAGCGGGGCGCTTCGGTGCGCTGTTTTGGTCGAACGCGCACCGATAATAGAACCCGTCGGGCAAAAGCAAGTCGCAACCGGCGAGAAAGACCGCCGTCAAGTCGGATATTGCGCGTTCCGTTTCTTGCCAGCCAAACCCCGAAAAGTCGAGCGTGATCTTGACGCGCCGGAGGGTGATTTCACCGGAAACGACAACCGGAAAGAACGCGCTCGGCGTAAACAGATACCCGTTTTTCACGCCGACGCCGCCGACGGAAAAGTCGAGCATTTGCGCGCCGTATAGGGAAAACGGCGTATCATTGACGCGCGGTTCGATTATTTTTTCGTACTCCATGCGATCTCCTTACTGACATACGGGGAAATGACGCGCGCCGTTTCCTTGCCGTCGAGGTTGATAACCGTTTCGACGTATTCCGGTTCGTGTTCGGTTTCCGCTTCCGCGTTCCGCGTGGCGAGCTGCACGTTTTCGGAAACTTGCAGTTTTCGTTGTTCGGCTTCGATTGCGTGTTGCATACGGTCGTATGCTGCACCGACTTCGGCGTCGATCCCGCTTGTTTTGGCTTTGAGTTCAATTTGCGGCGTCGGCATATTCGCCTGGAGCGAATCGACTGCGTCGTCGACGGTGTCCTGCAGTGCCTTTTCCGCGTCCGGCATGGCGTTCTCAAAGCCAACCGACATACCAGGCGGCAACCAGCGTCCAACCTCGCGTGCCATGACCTTTGACGGAGATCCGATTCCGAATATCCGTTTGAGGAAGCCGACGACGTCGCCGACCCAACCGCTGATTTTGTTTTTGATCCAGGACAGCGATCCCGATATGCCGTTCCAAATGCCCTCGACGAGGTTTTTGCCAATGTTGACGACCGCTTTGAATCCGTCCGAAATGGTCTTGAACAGGTTTTTGACGAGTTCGCCGCCCATCTGTACCGCCGATTGTATAATTTGCGGTATGCACGAAATAAGCCCGCGCACGAGTTCGCCGATCAGCTTCACGGCGGCTTGCAGAATCTGCGGTAGGTTCTGTATAATACCCTGCACCAACGAGACCACGAGTTTTACGCCGGATTGAATGATCTGCGGTAGGTTCTGCGTGATACCGTTTACAAGCGACGAAATGAGGCGCGGCGCCGATGCGATAAGCTGCGGGAGCGCGTTTATAATGCCCTGCACAAGCGATATAAGGAGCTGGATGCCGGTTTCTATGATGATCGGCAATAGTTCCGTGATCGCTGCGACAATGCTGTCGATTATGGTCGGGATATACCCAATAAGCTCCGGTAACGCGTCGATTATGCCGTTTAGAAGCTGCATAAGCAACTGAATACCGGTCTCAATGATAAGCGGCAAATTGTCGACGACAAGCGTGCAAATGGTTTGCACGATGGTCGGGATATACCCGATCAGCTCCGGCAACGCTTCCATGATGCCCGACAAGAGGGACGTCAAGAGCTGCATTCCCGCGTCGAGAATCAAAGGCAGATTTTCGACAAGAACCGAAACGACGGAACCGATCAGCGTCGGCAAATAACCGAGGAGCGTCGGCAGCGCGTCCATAACGCCCTGCACAAGGGACATTAAAAGCGTAACGCCCGTTTCGATGATAAGCGGAAGGTTCTCCGTAATAATCGAAATGACCGTTTCTATGAGTGTCGGGATATATTCGAGAAGCACCGGCAGCGCTTCCATAATGCCGTCGAGAAGCGCGTTAAGGATCGAAACACCGGCTTCGATTATGACCGGCAAATTTTCGACGATAGCCGTCAAGATGCTCTCTATCAGTTTCGGGAGCGCCTGGATGATGATCGGAATCGCTTTCACAATGCCGCTCGCAAGCCCTTTCACGAGCTGGATTGCGGCATTTACAAGCATACCGACGTTGTCGACAAGCGTTTGCGCGAGCGTCAAAACGGCTTCGACCGCCGCCGGTATGAGTTCCGGCAGCGCAGCCCCGATGCCGTTCAAGAGTTCCGAAATAAGGACGATGCCGGTTTCCAATACAAGCGGTGCGTTGTCGATGATCGCTTGCACGAGTTCCGTAACGACCTCGACCGCCGCTGCCATGATTTCTCCGGCATGATCCGAAATACCTTGCAGAATCGAAGAAAGAAGTCTGCCGCCGATTTCTATTGCTTTCGGCAAAAAGCCGGTCAGCTTTACAAGAGCTTCCGATAGGATCGTGCCGAGTTCGCCGAATGCGCCCTCGATGCCGCCGATGTTAAACGCCTCGGTGAGCCGCGCAAGACCGTCGGAACCGAATTGCACAAACTCGCGCATGGTAGGCATAAGTTCGTCGCCGATGGCGATTTTCAAGCCGTCAAACGCGGAACCCAAAATGTCGAGGTCGCCCTGGAGGTTGTCCGTCATGGTGGCGTACTGTTTCGACGCCTCGCCGGTGGAATCCGCGAGCGCCGCCGCCCATTCTTCCTGTTTCTCGGTCGACGTGACAATCATTTGGTTGTAGGCGTTGAACCCTTGAATCCCGAAAATCGTTTGCGCGATTGCGGTCTTTTGCGCGTCGGTGTATTTCGGCAAGCCGTCGGCGCCGAGCGCGTTCAAGGAGTCGTACAGTTCGTTTACAACGGTATTGAAATCGCGGAAATTTCCCTTTTCATCGAACGCCGAAACGCCGACCTCCTTCAAGGCGTCGGCTGCCTGGTTCGTCGGCGCGTATAGGTTCTTCATGGCGGCGGCGAGTTCCGTACTTGCCGCCGATCCGACGACTCCCTGCTCTGCAAGACGTAGCAAAGCAATCGTTGTACTGTCCGCGCTTTGACCGTAGGAAGACGCGACTGCAGCCGCACCGGAAAGCGCGTCGCCGAGCTGCGATACGTTTGTATTTGCGAGCGTTGCGCCCTTTGCCATGAGGTCGGCGTAATACTGCGCCGATTTCGTGTTGTCCGCAAAGCCCTTCATGCTGCCGGACACGAATCCCGCAGCGGTCGATAAGTCCATAGAACCAGCAGCGGCAAGGTGCAAAACGTCCTCGATCATGCCGATTGACGTTTTCGCGTCATATCCGGACATAGCGAGAATGTTCAAGCCGTCGGCGGCTTGCTGTGCGGTAAAGTTCGTCGCGCTCCCCATTTCGAGGGCTTTTGCGCGCAGCGAATCGAACGTATCTCCCGCGCCGTTGACGTTGTTCGCAATGTCCTCGGACGTGATACCGAGCGTTGCCGCGATCTGCGACATGGACGTGTCAAACTGCGACGTCGTTTCAATCGACGCTTTGCCGAGCGCGACAAGCCCCGTCGTCGTGGCGGCGAGCGCAGCGCCGGTCACGCTTCCGAGCGCCGCAAGACCGTTTCCGGCAAGGCCCGCGATATTTTTCAGTCCTTTTTTGAGACCGCTTTCGTCTACCTCGGTACCGAAAACGACAGAACCGTCATTTGCCATAAAAATAGAGCCGTCCTTTCCTGGCTATTTTTCAATAGTTCGGAAATAACGGCTCAATGGCTCACTTATTATTTGCCGGATTATGTGAAATCTCGATTTCCTTTCCGCATTTCTTGCACCGGATATAGAACCCTTTGCAAGACGCGGTATTGTCGTAGAGTAAAAGACGCTGTCCGCAATGCGGGCAACAAAACCATTTTCGCTCAATAGGCGGTATAGGGATCATATAGCAACGCCGCCTTTTCTTCCTCGCTTTTCCCGTTCCGTAGCTTGTAAAGCGCCTGTTGCTGCGCGATCCGGTTACGCTCTTTTTTGTCGGTGATCTTCGATAGGTTTACCGACCGATAACCCATAATTTTGACGAATAGGCAATCCTCGCGGAGCGCGTGCAGCATTGCGTGAAATTTCCACCAATGCAGCCCGTCAATATCGCATAGGTCGACGCCGTACTGTTCGAGGAACGCCGCATAGATGTACTCGGCGTCCTGGTCGTAGTCGTATATGCGCTGTGCCTCCTGTTGCGCCTCGCGGCGTTTCTCGGCACGTTTCAAAAGCCGCTTGTCTTCCGGCTTCCCGCAGCGGTAAAACCACAAAAGCGCGTTTACGATTTCGTCTATATCATCCGGCAGCGCTTCGGGGTGTTCGTAGCATAGCTCGACCGCACTTTCGATGCGCTCGTCTTTTCCCAGCTCGTCGTCCGAAAGAAGCTGCTCAAACATGATATATATACGGAAATCGGTGCGGATAGGATGAAGCGCACCCGCCACACGGACGCATGACGGGAGCGCGTCTATCAGCATATTCATCCTTTTGCGCGGCGCTGTGCGCGGTTAGGCAGATACCGGTTGCGCTTTTCGTTGCGTGCTTCGCGCTGCGCGTTCACGCAGTCGAGGAGCGCCATGTATGCGTCCTCTTTCTCGGACACGGAAAGCCGCCCGCCGAAAAGTTTTGCGGCAGCGCCTTCACCGAACACGCCGTCGAAAAAGGCGTCGTACGCTTCGCAAAGATACCGGAGAATTGCGCTTTGCTTTCCGTCCTTCGGTGCCGATTCGCCTTTCTTCATAAGGCGCTCGGCGGCTTCTTCGTACCGCTCTGCCGTTTCGACGTCGGTCATGTCGAGCGGGAACGTGACGTCCTTATACACATATTCAAACATAACGGTCTCCTCCTGTTACGTTTTATTCGGCGGTCGCCGTGAACGTATTGTCGGACGGCTTGAACGTGCCGACGACGTTCTCGGTCGCTGCTTTGAGGGTGCCGGTGTAGACGAGTGCTTCGACGCCGTCCGCGATTTGATCCGGTACGACGACATAGGTGCGCTTGCGCGCCGGACACGTCGCGGCCGCGTCGGTGCCGGTCACCTTGTAGAGATCAACGATCACGATCTCGACCTCCGCGTCAGCGCCGACGGCTTCGCTGTCCGTGATCGTGACGATCTTCGTGCAGCACGGATCGTCGTCGTAAACGTCGCACGAATAGGCGATACTCGGCGCGTAGCCGACGACGTCGGTTTTCTCTTGCTTCATGTGGATATACTGGCGGGTATATTCCTTTGCGTTCTTCGATTCGGGGAAGGACGTAAAGCCGTCGCCGATGCGCGACCATACGGGGGCCTGCGCGGTACCCGTATTCATGTACGCCGCCTGGTCTGCTCTCAAAATAAGCATTTATTCATCTTCCTTTCTGCTTGTAAAGTAGTCTGCACTCGATTTGGTACCGAGCGCTGTCGGCGTCTGTCATAAAGGCATAGCCGGAGGATAGCACTTCGATTTTCTGCGGCTCTTGACCGGTTTCGAGCGTATGCGGAAGGTCGACCGATTCGATCCATTCCGTGAAATCCTCCCAAAACCCAGCGTTTTCGAGGTTTTGACGGATCTCCTCGCCGTACAGTTCCGCGCTTGAAAACGTGAAAACGTACTGCCGGATGCTGCTCCCGTCAATGAACCGCTTTACAATCGGCGCCGCAGGGGACGTATTCACGGAATACGAACCGTTTTCTGCGTCGAGGAAATCGACGTTTATGCGCTCGTTTTCCAAAAGCGGACACGTCCGAAGCAAGGATCGAATATAGTCAATCAGTTTCACGCCTTACGCTCCTTTTAGGTCTTATCAACCCACGCGAGCGCGCCGTCCACAACGCCGAGAATCTTCCCGTTTTGCGCTGCGGTAAATGCCGGAACGCCGGTCGGAATATCGACCTTCGCCCACTTGCCGCTGGAAACGCCGAGAACCTTCTTGCCGTTGTCGGACGCCGACGTTGACGGAAGCACGTTACCGAGACCGCCGTGCGCCGTGATCGCTGCTTTGATTTTCGCAATCGTCGCGGCAATCGTGTCGGATGCTGCGGGGGTGCCGCCGAGCGTGGTCAAAATGCCTTTCAGTTCGGACAAATTGCTCATAGGTTTACCTCATTTCTTCGATTTTGCTTTGAGAAAGTTCGCTACATCTTGCCGTAATTCGTCGCCGCGCTGTTCCTTCATGCGTTTGTCCCAATTCGGGCCGCGTTGACCGCCGCCGGAATACGATAACGGTTTCCCTGTGACGCGCTTCGGTTCGCCTCGGCGCGCCCAGGGCGAATGCGTCATAACGCCGACCATAACGACGCCGCCATATTGAAACTGTGCATACGGGCCAAGGTACCGAACGTAGTTTGTACCGACGAATGCGGTGTTTTTCAAGTGTCCGCTGCGAAACGGTACATACGGATCGCAGTACGCTTTGAACCGCGCCGCCATATATTTTTCAGCTCCGCGAAAATCGCGATTTGCAGCGATCTTGTCGGGGTTGCATTCGATACGCTTTACTTCGATCTTCATTGACCGATCACGCTCCAATGTGGCAATAGGACGCCGCCTCCGCGCGAATTATCCGAAATATCGAGGACGGTCATGTATTCCATACCGGCAAGGTCGGAAGGGCGAGAAACGGCGCTCACAACGCCATTTACAAAGAAATCGCCCTTGCATAGAACCGCACCGGACGGAAGGGAAGGAAACCGGACGTATGTGTAGCGCTCCATTGTAGCCCCGCGATCCGTGAGATTTGTCCGCAGCTTCGAGAACCACGAACAGTTCCTTATCGTGTGGCATTCGTAGGTATCACCGTCGACGCTCTTTACATGATGCACGAGCGTCAAGGTTTTGTTGCACGCTAACACCGCCGGAACCCTCCTTGATACATAAGCCCCGTTAAGGCAAGATACCGCAAGGCAGCGTCACGGAGGCGCTGCTTTGCGGTGCGGTTTGTTTGGTACGTCTCGGAATAGCCGTCGTTCGATGCGGACACAATCACGCCGTTTTCGGTGCGCGTCAGCTCGTCGACGACGGCGCATTCTGCCATCTTGACACGTTCGACGGTGTCCTCGTCGGTGACGCTGTTCGCGCGCCCGAACGTGAGATTTTCGACCTCGAAACACGCGCGCTTTTTGAACCGGTTAAAAACCTCCTCCGGCGCGCTGCCGCCGTATGTCGTGTTGTAGAAATTGTAGTCCGCTTCGATCATGGCTTTATGCGAGCGTCACGCTCTGCGTGGTATTGCTGGACGAGATCGTCTTCGTACCCTCGGAGGTCTTGCCGTCCTTGCTGACCTTATAGGTATAGGTGCCGTTCGTCAGCTTGAACACGGCTTGACCGGACGCGTTCGTTTTCAGCTTCGAGCCGCCGATTTCGATCCGCGCGCCTTCGATTGCGTTGCTGCTGCCGTCCTGGACGGTAAAGGTCAGCGTATAGGTCGTCTGTGCGGACGCCGGTTCGAGGTACGCGAACGGAACGAGGACGCGGTCGGGGTTAAGCGGAGACACGGGGTTCGGCAGCGCCCAAGCGCAACGGATGAACACGCGGAGCGCGATCATGTCGTTTTGCGCAAGGTTGTACGCGATAGAACCGTCCGGATTCTGAATAACCGCCTGGTCGAGAATCTTAACGGAGATGTCCTTCCGCATTGCCCATACGAGCTGCGACCAGTCGCCGACGACGAGCTGCGCGATCGCGGTATCGAAGGAGCCGTTTTTCGGGAAATGCAGAGGTGCGCCGTCGAGCGCGTACGGAGTGGCGCCCTGCATATCGGTCTTGAAAATCGGGTTGCCGTTGTCGTCTTTGATGCCGCGAAGCTGTGCGCGCATTCCCATAGAGGAAATGCCGCCGTCGATTGCGAAGCCGCCCGCCTCGACCTTTGCGATAACGCCGCCGGTGCCGAGGAGGTTGTCATAGGTCAGCGGGGAGGACGGGGCAACATTGTTTCCGGCGTTGCGTGCGATAGGCACAACGCCGAGCGGCCAGTTCGCCGGACGATCCTTGCCGAACAGGACAGCGCCGTCAAACTCCGCGCCGATAGCAGCGCGGACGCGCTTCGTGACGTCATCCATAATGTCGACGTTCGTGTCTTCGAGGACGGCTTCCGGGATCGGCACGATAACGGCGATCTCCTCCGCATTGAGGAAAACGCCGTCCCATGCGGCTTTGGAGGTCTGCTTTTGACCGTTGTCGCCGTTCACGAAATACGCGAGCGGGAGAAGGTCGAGGACGGGCATCTTTGCCTTGCCGGTCGGCATATCAGGCAGACGACGAGCGAGGCGCATAACGATAGAATCTTCGATAGGAGATTCCACCAATTCGCCGTAAAGATGCTCCTGGATAAGGGCTTCCGCATCACTGCGGGAAATCATGGTTGCATTAGGCATTTTGTTTTATTCCTTTCTTCCGAACAAAGAACGCAAGGCGTCGTTCACGCTGTCGGTCGTTTTGCCGCCGGTCGTGCTGCCCTGCGTTTGGCGCATTCCCGTCTTTTTCGGGGTTTCGGTTTTTGCGCCGAAAAGATACGATTTCGATGCTTTGAGCGATTCGAGGGCGTCTTTTACGCCTTCGACGCTCCCGTCGTCCTTTACGGTGATCTTCTTCCGGTCGATCAGCGCGAGGGCGACGTCTGTGTCGAGCAGTCCGAGCGTTGCCCCGACTGCCTTCACTTCGGCAGCCACAAGTCGCTCGTTTGCCTTACCGAGCGCCGCGTCGATTTGCGCTTGCTGCGCTTCGGTCGGCTTCGAGTTCCGTTCGTTTCGCGCTTTCGCAAGGATCTCGGAAACCTCGGCTTCCGTCATTCCGTATTGCTGCGCGTAGGATCGCACGACACCGTTTTCGGTGCGGCGGTTCCTGTTGTCGAGTGCGTCGAGGAGCGAGTTTGCAAGCTGCCCGACGTCTACCGGTGCGGGTGCGCTCTGCTGCTGCGTGGCTGCGGGTGCGCCCGTCTGTGTTCCTGTGTCTGCCATAAATACCTCCGTTTATAGCCCGTCGGCTGTGGATTCCGTTTTTTGCCCGTCGGCACCGTTTATAGCCCGTCGGCATATTCCAAACCCGAAAAGGGATTTGTGCATAGAAAAGGGAGCGGATGGGCGTCCGCTCCCTTTTTGAAGGAGGCGCGGCGGTCATGGGAACCCGCCGCATTTTGATGGATTTCGGTGTATGAAAAAAGCACCTTTCCAGGTGCCTTTATTCTGCGTGGTTCTTACACGATAGGCATATATCGCGCCAATCGTCTTTTACAAGATAGCGTTCGTTCGTGGCGCTCGGTTTCAGCATTCTTTCGGAAACGTCCTGGTTGACCGCGCAATCGACCGCGTCGATCATTGAATCCACGAGCGGGCAAAACACGGTATTCACGCTGTTATTTACTCCATCCATTTATGACCTCTTGTAAAAACGCAATCGTTTTTTCGTCGTACTGTTCTCGCTTGAACGCGGTGCGGATCGCCTTTCCGTCGATGTCCACATAGGCGGCGCCATACGGCGAAAAGTAATTTGCGTATTTTACGCCGTTTTTCGTTCGGAATATGACGGCAACCGCGTTTTCGATGTAGGAACGCGCTTCCGCTTCCTTGACGTCGTGACCGCGTTCGACGTTGATGTGAGTATGGTCGAACAAAAGCCCGTCGGCGCTCACCTTCTTTGTGATCGCCCGCACCGTTCCACGGATGCCGGATTTCTTTTTCGCCGCGTCCACGATCCTTTGCGCCTTTGCCGCGTTCGTGGCTGCGCTGCTCACGCTCCTATTATATCCGGCGACCGAAATTCTGTCAAACTGTTTCTTGAAACCCGTTTGTTCCACAAAGTCGTTTTGTACGCGGTTCCAATACGACAGCCGTTCCGCAGCTCGACCGGTCGGCACGCCCGCAGAATCGCACGCCATGACCTCGCGTTTCCAACGCCGGATATTCCGTTCGATGTACCTTTGCTTTTGCGTGGCGTCGTAGTAGGACATTTCTTCGCCGTTATATGTAACGGTTCGGTTGTTCAGCCGGTCGAGTTCGTCTTTCGACCATACGCGCGGCGATCCGTCGACATACGGCGCGAAGGTGTGGCGGCAATTCCACCCGCAAAGCCCCGCGCCGGTTCCGTAGCCGGTCGATTTGCGAAAGTCGGGGTATTTCTTCGACGTGCCGGAAAGCGAGTAAATGCCGCCTTGCCAAACGGCGTGCTCCGGTCGCGCGCCTTCGTGCGCGGAAACCTCCACAAGGTCGAGACCAAGTTCCTCGTTTATGGCAAGCTGCAGCCGCGCCGTCGTTTGATTGATACCCGTAACGACAGCGCGGCGCACGGCGACGTCCACGTTGTCGCGCCGGATCGTTCCGGTCGAGCCGTGATATTCGACGGTCTGCACACCTTCACGCGAAAGCCGCCGGACGGCGTTTGCAATCGCTTCGTTTGGCGAAAACGCGCCGGTCTCGACTTGCATATACGCCATATCGCAAGCGTGCCGGAATTGACTTGCACCGACCGAAGCCGTCGTACTCGTCAAATTCTCGAACAGTTTGCCGGTCTTTTTCAACCCTTCGGCGAGGCGCGCTTTCCAAACCTCCGACGCCGTGACCGATTGCAGATTGTAACCGAGGTCGGCGAGAAAAGCGTTCGACTGCAGCACTTGACCGCCCGCCTCCGCTATAAGCGCCTCCAGCTCGGCGGTCGTTTTGCCGGTCATTTTGGAAAGCGTTGTGACGATATGGTCGTGCGTGAGTCCCATCTCCTGGAGCATTCTTTCTTGCCATTGAACCGCCGATCCGTAGAAATCAAGCTGCGATATGCGGTCTGCCATGTCGCAAAGGATCGCCGTTTCCGCTTCCGCATACATTTCGACAAGCGCGTCGGGGATCTCGTCGATCCATTCATATGGGATCATGCGTTAAAACTCCATCAGCGCGTCAAGGTCGGATATTTGTTTCAGCTTTGCCTTTGCGTCGGCTTCGGTTTCGTGGTAGTATTTCATGCGATATTCGACCTTGCTCATAAGCCCGTCGAGGACGTCTTGCCGGTCGCGTGCCTGTTCTGCGGCGTGATCTTCGATGATCGAATCGTCGAAGTCGATAGAAACGGAAAAGTCTGTTGTGCTGCCGAGCATATCCGCGATTGCCTTGTATAGCCCGTCGATTGCGGACAGAATAACCGCTTCGTGTTTGCGAACGGATCGGAACATATCGGAATCCTCGGACACGATTTCCGTCGCGGTCTTCACGCCGGAGCCGTCGAAACGGTACCGATGCTCACCGAAGCCGCATTTATAACCGACGTAGTTCACCGCCGCCGAAATACCTTTTACATGGGCGTCGGTTCGCAGCTCGCCGTTCATTTCGTCGATCTTCGCGGAATCGTCCTTTGTTTCGTACGCATAAAAGACGATGTCGTTTTCGTCGAAAATCGGGACTTGCTCGCCGCTTTCCTTGCTAACTATGCGCTGCGCCATTGTGACCGGTACCATAATGCGCTTGCGTCCGAGGTTGTATTCGTTGTAGAACGAATCGAACAGGACGTCGCACGTTTCGAGCTGGTCGAGCGCGTTTGCGTAGATGGAAAGACCGAGCGGCGCGTCAAGGTCGATATTGTTTGCAATATTCGGGTAGAGGATTTGGAAACGCGGGATCTCCGAGTCGGTTTTTACCTCCGGTTCGATGCCTTCCGGCAAGTCGACAAGTGTCAAGCCGCCGCCCTTGCTTACCCGTAGATACTGATTTTCGACGATATATTTTCCGTCTTCTCCGATCCTGTGGATATTGAGGTAAATATACCGGTCTTTGCCGACCTTGCGTTCGCTCGCAAAGGCGCATTCGGTAATATCGCCGTTGTCCCACGCAAGCGGGAAAATGCTCTTTGCGACGATGTAATCGACCACGATGTCGTCGCCGTCGGTGTACTCCACAAATGCGCCGGTACCGAATGCAAACGCCTTTTCTATGAGCTGGTTCCCGTACACGCCGAAACGGTTTTTTTTCAGCACGGCGGCGACCGCCTTGTTTATGGCGTCATTGTCTGCGGTGATTTCGACCTTTTCGTTTAAGAGTAGGTTCGCCCAATCTTCGCACACCTTTTTCGCCATGCCGAGCGTCTTGCGGGAACGTCGGATTTTCGTCAATCCGTTGTACTGGATGTAGTTATGGATTGACGGCACCCGACCGCCGTACCACTTGCCCCACATGGCGATCATGTCATAATAGCGCGGATCAATAGTCTTGTACCCGATGGATTCCAAATATCGAATGACGTTACGCATTTATAACCCCTTGTAAAGAATAATATCTTGCCACGGCTCCGTGGAATATTCGAGCGCGTCCAAGCTGTCGACGTTCGTCGTGCCGTTGTCGAGCCGTTTGTCCTTTTGGTCGTCGGCGTAAACCGCCTCTTGCAGCGCGGCAATAACCGCCTTGCATTTTCGCATCACAAAGAACCGTTTTTGTGACATGATCGCATTGTAGAACGCAATGCGCTCGTTTATTTCGCCCTTTATCGCATTGCAGATAGGCGCGCCGATATGCGCTTTAAGGGCCGCAATTTGGAACCCTTGTATAAGCGTCTGTTCGGCGCTGTCGCAGTAGATACCCGTTATTTGGTATTTGCTTTTCTGCTCCCGCACGAACGAAACGAACGCCTCGTCAAGCTGCGCCGGTGATAGGCGCCCGTCCTTCATGTTGTCGTGGTAGTATTCGTCGAGGACGACGACGCTTTTATAGCCCGCCGTGAACCCGACGCATACGAAAGCGTGCGCCGATTTTGTGCCGCCGAAGTCGATCCCGATAGACGCCGAAACGATGTGCGGCGCAATGTCCAAAATGAACGGTTCGGGATCGTCGGCGAAGTCCTGGTAAATAACGCCTTCCGCTGCCGTCCATAGTCCGAGAATGAAACGCTTGTAAAAAACGCCCGTATAATACGAGCGATAGCGTTCACGGATTCGGTCGGAAAGTGAAAGGTTGTCCTCCATCGTGAAATGCAGATACAAAAGCCGCTTTTCGTCGTGCTTCAATATCCACTCTTGCCGGAACCAATGCGCGGGGTATTCGGGGTTGCAGTTAAACCACAGCTTCGCGCCATCAACCGAGCAGCGCCCGACGACCTGGTTTACAAATGATTCCGGCATAAGCGCGACCTCGTCGAAAAGCGCACCGGCAAGCGTTACGCCTTGAACGAGATCTTGCGAACGCTCGTCACGACCGCCGAAAAGGTAAAACTCGTTTTCGCGTCCGGCATACGAGACGACGACCTTGTTTTCGTTCCGGTATTCCGTGAGGCGGTACCCCTCCGGCGGCAGCGTTTGTTTCATGTACCGCAGCACGTTACGCCGGAAAGCGCCGATCGTCTTTCCGCAAAGACCGAACGCCTCGCCGTTGAACCGTTCCATAGCCCATAGAACGAACGAAACGGACATCGGAAGGGTTTTACCGGAACGGATTGAACCGTCCGCGATTATGCCGTCGTAGTCCTTTACGGGGCTGTCGTCGTGCCACCATGTGAGGATGCGCTTTTGCCGGACAGAAAACGGACTAAACTGGAACGTCTTGCGCTTCGCCATTCCATACCTCCGAGGATTTCACGGCTTCGGTCAATGCCGCCGCGAGCGTCCCGTTTTCGTCCTCCTCCGTCGTTCCTGTCGGCGACATGGTCGCCAAGCGCGCGAAGGACGCGACAAAGTCTTTATACACACCGGCGGCAATAAGCCCGCCGTTTTCCGCGCGCACAAGCGTCGAATCCGCGTACAGTTCCGCGATCCGCAGCAGCTTTTGTTTTACGCGGTTGACGTCGACGGCGTCCTTTACCTCCGCTTCCGCTACCATGCACGCAATTTTTTGCGTGCGTTCTGCGTGCGTCTTGCGTGCGACGTCCGTCCGTTCGCTGCTCCACGCTTCGCGCCGCGCCCTCGCTTGCAGGGCGTTCGGGTTTACCCCGTATTTTGCGGCAAGCTTCCGCGTCGAAATGCCTCCGGCGATATACTCCGCACGGATGGCGTTCCAATCCGCGCTTTTCGTATCTCGTGGCATTTCCTTTCCTCGCTTTCCTCCTTGCGCGCTTCCGTGTCTGTGATAAATGGCAGAGGAACGTGGTGTCGATCCACGGTAAAGCGGGTCAAAGCCGCTTGCACTCCCGTTGTGCTATTCCTCTATGATAGTCCCGCGCTGGTGCGCCCGAAGGCGTCGCTGGATCTGTTCGATGTGTAGGCGACGCCGGTTTCGGGAAAGAGGGCAAAAACCCGACCTAACGCCGCCAAAAACACCGAAGACGCGGTCGGAAAGCCGCGTCCTCGTCGGATCACATGACAAAAGGTGCCTCTCGACACCTCTTGCACAATATCATTATACCACGTTATTTTGGGTTGTAAAGGGAAATTTTCGCATTTTCGGCGGTTTTTTTCGCCGTTCGTGTTTCATTTGGTCGCGTTTGAAATTGCACCATTTTCGGCACGTCTTCGCGCGCTTGCAGTTTTCGCATGGATTCAAAATAGCGTACCTTGCGCGGTCTCGCGCTCTATCCTTTCTGTTGACATTCTGTAATAGTCCTCGTCGATTTCCCAACCCCACGCCTCGAAGCCCATGCGCGCGCACGCGATAAGGGACGATCCGCTGCCGACCATTGTGTCGAGGATTTTGTACCCTGGCTTCGCGTATTTGTCCAAAAGCCACTCGTAGAG